ATGGAAGGTGAATTAGTTGGAATGCAAACTTGGGCATATTTTAAACCAAAAGGTGAATTGGGTAGAGACCAACATCAAAACGGATTCTATACAGGATGTGGACATAACGAAATTATTAATACCGCATTAGCATTGGATAATCACGACCCTGAAAATGGTTCAGTATGGAACTACGAAGGTTCACATAGATTACCTGTTTTACCAATCGAAGATAATGAAGAACGAAAAGCAACTAATACTCTAAACTGGAGAAGTGAGAGAGGTAAGAGTTGTGTGATGCCAGAAGGACACGATTTCCGTAAAATTCCTGGTGTTTTAAAGAAAGGACAAGTAGCACTTTTACACTCACACGTTGTACATGGTTCCGACCCAAATAGAGATACAACTCGAATGAGAAGAAACTTTTTAGGTGGATACTTAAAGAAGGGTGCATATTTCAATCCAGGCAATCAAATGAAAAGAGAACCGATTGATATTTACGAAGTAAGAAAACAACATTGGGGATTCTAATTTTGTAATCTCAAATATTTTTAGTATATTGTAGGGTATGATGAATCTGATTGAAGATAAATCTACCCTACTTTCTTTTAGTAAGGGTAGTAAGAAAATAAAGTTATTAATTCCTGTTTGGAGTTCCCATAAAGCACATCCATTAGCAACACGTATATCTTTTTTCTATTATAGAACTGATAATGAAGATGGTATCATAAATTTAAATCATATTGATGCCGGAAAATTATCAAAAGTTGAAATAAATACATTTATTGATAATGATACTATAATTTTAGATAGTAGGTATATAAGCAATTTAGGGTATGATTTTGAATGGTTATATTTTGAAGAATACGGAAAACCATTTCTATTCAATGAGTTTGCTGATGCTCTTTATAGAGGGTATAGACGGGACTTTACGGAACTTAATGATTGTATTCCGTTAATGAAATGGTATGAGTTATTAAAGACAATTCCAAATTTGACTCTTAAAACGGAAACAAATCGTAAATATTCATCAGCAATAAAATCATTAGGAAGATTAGAAGGGGCTGGGGTAAAAGTCGATAGAGAAAAATTTATTGATAGTTTTAACTTTGACCCACAATACCTCAAAAAGAATGATATTGTTTACACACAATATAATCCATATACAATAACTGGCAGACCATCCAACAGGCATTTAGGAGTAAACTATTCTGCTCTAAACAAATCCGATGGTAGTAGAGAGGTATTCGTTAGCCGTTTCCCAGAAGGAACTTTATTACAATTTGACTATGAGTCTTATCACATTCGTTTAATAGCCGGATTAATTGGATTTAAATTACCAACGCAAATATCTGCTCACCAATATTTTGCGGATATATACGGAACGGATTATGAAACAGCAAAGGGTATTACTTTCCGTTATCTTTATGGGGGATTGGATGATGAAGCACGTAAGATTCCATTTTTTCAAAAGGTTGATGAATACATTAAATCCGTTTATCAAAAATTCGTAATTTCCGGTCGTTTAACGACACCTCTCTATAAGAGGGAAATTCATTTTGGAAGAATCGAAGGAGCAACCGAACAAAAAGTATTTAATTATTTACTTCAAGCTTTGGAAACTGAAGTGAATTATATGAAGATTGACCAATTGTGGGAAAAGTTGGGTGATAGAATGTCCCGTCCGATTTTATATACCTATGATGCCTTATTATTTGATGTTCATCCGGTTGAAAGAGATGAACTAATACAAATTGTTAAGGACGTTATGGAAGGGGGTGGATTTCCGGTCCGAATCTATGAAGGAAAGAATTATGGGGATTTAGAGGTTATTGGTTAAAAATTTATATTTATATCATATATTAAGTAAAAGAATGTCCAAAATGATGAATAATTTTGATGATATCCTATTAGAATTAGGTTATAGAGTTCCAGAGGGAATTGTAGATTTAACAAAGGATTACCAAGTAAATGAATTAGTAAATATCCTTAAGGAAAATGGATATAAAGATGCAAATGAACTTGCTCAAAAAGCAAGAGTGTATTTTTCATATCTTAAAGAGATTGATGAAGCAAATCCGATATCAAAAGTAGATAGAATCTTACAATCAAAAGTTAGAAATACAGATACAGGAAACAATATCACAGTCCAATCAGCATTACAATATAAAGATTCAAAAAATAAAGGGCAAAGAGCAGCATATGGTCAAGCTGTTAATTTACTTAAAAAAGCTGGGGTTAGTGATAAACAATTGGGAGGATTAAGTAAAAAATCTCCAAAACCAACTGCACCTAAAGCAACTATTAGTGTAACTGGTGCAGAAAAGAAAGCACAAAGTAAATCTAAAAAAGATAAACAATCTGAATATAAACCAACTGAAACTCAAATTAAATCCTTTACAGGGCAGAAAAAAGTTTTAGTAGAAGTAATTGAAAAAGGATTTTTAGCAAATACTGAAAAATTAAAAAAAGGAGTAGGTGTATTTGACCCAACTGATGAGCAATTAAAATCATTAGTAGAGATTACAAAAAAACAATTAAAAACACCATCATATAGATTAAAATTACCTAACTATAAAATAGAGGATAAAGATATTGATTTAGCATTGGGTATAGTTAAAAATAAGCTTGGAAACGAAGAATATAAAAAATGGGAAAGAGGTGTAACAACTGCGGGAGCGGTAGATTCATTTTTAACAACTGGAGCTCCTGGTAAAGAAAGATTTAGAGATATTGTAAAAAAATATTTAGAAACAGGTGGTAGAAGTGCAATTACGGGTAAATTTGTACCATTTAATAGAATGCAATTAGACCATCACGTACCATATAGTTCTGCAGCACAAGCTGTGGCCGATAAGAAAAAGAAAGGTATTAAAACAACTTTAGAAGCGGAAAAAGATAGATTAGATAGTCCACCAAACTGGGACTTAATGGAAACCGAACTAAATCAATTTAAAAATTCATTAGAAGGAAACGAACTTATTGCTAAAGCAGCAAAAAGATTAAGTATGAGTCCTGATGAAAAAGAATTGAAAAAAATTCAACAACAATTACAAGTTCTTCAAAGAGACCAATTATTTACAAATTTAGTATCATCATTTGGTAAAAAAGATTTTTCAGGATTCAATGAAATGTCAATTGCAAAATTAAATGGAAATGATGTAAATATGGTTGCAAAAGCTTGGAATTATTGGCATCCAAATCCAAAAACACCTGAATTTAGAGATAATGTAAAAAATGACCCTAACTATATAACAAAATTAAAAAAAGCAGGAATCAATCCTGAACAAGTACATCCTGCATTTTGTTTTAGATACCAAGCTCAAGTTGGTGGTTCTAGAACGAGAGGTATGATTAAAAAACCGGATGATTTAAAAAAGAGTGTTTTTCAAGCTATGAAAAAGCAAGGGGTTATTGCTTCTAAAAAACAAAGTTTGGGAACGGATACGGCATTAGCAAAAGCGGTATTATCAATACAAAAGCAATCTAAACAACTATCTAGTAGAGAGAAAGAACTCAAAACAAAAATAAAACAACAGGGTAAAAAATAATGAACACTCAATTACTTTGCTTATTTACAACAAAGGATAGTTTAGATAAATCATACGATTTTATAATCAATAACTATACCCTAACAAATCCAAATATTTTCGTTTTGGAAAGTAAAAACAGACCTGAAGAAATGTTTATTACTTTTAATGTCCAAAAAGGTTCTGCAGCAATACCATCAGAGTGGAAAACCATTTTAGTTCATAGAAAGAAACAATCAAACACAATATATACAATCAACGCACTTAACGAAGTGGTTAAATCTAAAACAGGCGGACAAGTAGATAATTCATATATGATAGATTGGGAAGAGTTCCGTAATTGTATATTAACAACATCTAATATAGGATATAAAAAAATACCAACTAAAGTTTTTAAAAGTTTTAATACTGAAGAAAATTTGGAATATTAAAATATTTTTCCTATATTAGTTTATATGGCAAGAAAAAGAAAATTTCAACCTATTGAACTGATAGTAGAAGAACCATCAGAAGTCTTTCAATCGTATAGACAGCAAATATCTAAAGCGATTGTGGAAGGAGTAGATTACGGAATTAAATATAAAAAGAAAAGAGTTGATTTTGCAAAGGTAATCATAAATGATATACTGGTTATAACACTTTCAATTGATAGCAGAGAATTCGCAGATTTATTAGATGAACAACTTCAAACACTTATTGATTTTGAAGAGTATGAGACCTGCGCACTATTGATGAAATTAAAGGAAAAGTTAGATGAAAAAGTTACTAAAAAAATTAGAATACCTGTTTGATATCTATATTGCTTGGATATTTTACAACGGAAGAAAGCAACATCTTTATTACGAATATATTAACAAAAAATATAATTTTATGGCAGAACATCATGTACCACTCACAATAGGTGAAGATGGCTTAGTTACATCAGTAGGCAATCCAAATGACATTTACGAAGATTGTATTATGTGTGGAAAAAAAACAACAACATTAAAAACAACTCATATTGATTTCCGACATGGATATGTAGAGGGAGCAGGGCAAATGTGTAGAGAATGTTATTTAGGTGAAGATAGAAACTTAATTACAGTTAATAGTAGAACAATTTTAGACACACCCAATGATTCCGAATTAGGAGCAAAGGTAAGACAAATGTATTGGGATAGTAAAAAATAAGTTATGGCACCAAAAATTAAACCAAAACCAGGCGAATTTCATTTAGGGGATGGTAGTCATTTAGTAATTAAAAGTTCTACTATTGTTGAGATGCATGATACATTACGATTATCATCTCAAGAAAATAATACAATAGTTTTGGATGTAGAAATAAAAGCAGATTTTGATAAAATACCACCAGAATATCATCAAATATTCTGTCAAATGATGGCAGTACGATATGGTGGAATTGTAAACATTTGGGACAACAGACAGCCATTTGCAAAACCTGAAGTTAAAAAGAAAAAATGGTATCAATTTTGGAAACGTTAAAATAGGTTATATGAAAGAAGAATCAGCAGTAGAATTTTGCGAAAGGGAATATCCCGAAATGATGGTTGAATTTAAGAAAATTCAAGACGAAATGTACGAAACATTTTGTAAAAAACAAAGAAATTATGGACCAGGAAATATATCCGTTGGAACACCATTACAATCAAAAGAGGACATCAAATTATCACTAACCGGTCTTTGGTTTAGAATTAATGATAAAATACAAAGATTAAAGCAATTGGTGGTTTTAGGACAGCCAGATGAAGTAGGGGAATCTATACAGGATACTTATCAGGACCTATCAGTTTATGGTATAATTGCCCAATTAGTACAGAGGGGAAAATGGGCAAAATAGATTTGGTAATTCGGGAAATTTTCCGTATATTTACTATGTAAAAGTTCAAAAAGGTTATATTTATCTATATAGGATATAGCTATAAACCTTAAACTTAAAACAAATTTTTAAACCTTAAAATCTAAAAAACAATGGACATTTCATTGGCGCTAAAGAGATTTAACTCTTTACAAAACAACACAAAAAAGTCTGATTCCATTTGGAAGCCAGCAAACGGAAAATCACAAATTCGTATCGTTCCTTACAAATTTAATAAGGACATTCCGTTTATCGAACTTTATTTCCACTACAACATTAACAACAAAACGTACTTGTCTCCAATGTCATTTGGTAGACCTGACCCAATCGTTGAGTTTGCAGAAAAACTTAAAAGGACAGGTGATACCGATGATTGGAAAGCGGGTAAAAAGATGGAGCCAAAACTTCGTACTTTTGTACCTGTAGTCGTAAGAGGTAAGGAAAACGAAGGTGTTAAGTTCTGGGGATTTGGTAAGACAGTTTACCAAGACATTTTAGGATATATTGCTGATCCTGATTACGGTGATATTACAGACCCAATGACCGGTAGAGATATCGTATTGGATGTAACTTCTGCCGAAGAATCAAACGCAGCATATCCAACAACTGCAATCAGAATTAAACCAGCACAAACAAAGCTTTCTGATGACCCAGCGGTTGTAAAACAATTGTTGGAAAACCAAAAGAACATTACTGAATTGTATCAGGAGTTATCATACGCTGAATTAAAATCAGTATTGGAAAATTGGTTAAACCCAGGTTCGGCAACTACGGATGATGAAATTGTTGAGGAATTAGAAGCACCAAAACCAAAAGCAGTAGCACCTAAACAATCACAAGTTTCAGTTGATATGGGTGGTACACAGGAATATGGTGACCTTCCTTGGGAAAAAGAAGCACCTGCTAAAAAAGCAGATGATGTAGCATCAGCATTTGATGATTTATTTAATAATTAATAGGTTACAACTATGGCTAAAGTACAGGAAGATTTGGCAAGTATTCTTGCCGACTCATTAAACAAACAAAATAAGGATGGTAGAATTGCGTACTTCCTTACGGATGGTGGGGGTGATGCTCCTACCAATGTAAAAGATTGGTTATCTACGGGTAACGCTCTTTTGGATGTGGCAATCTCTAATAGACCTTATGGTGGTTTGCCTGTTGGCCGTATAGCAGAGATTACGGGTTTAGAGCAGAGTGGAAAATCTCTGCTCTCCGCCCATCTCCTAGCTGAAACACAAAAGAAAGGTGGAGTAGCCGTATTGATTGATACCGAAACTGCCGTTAATAGGGAGTTTTTGGAAGCAATTGGTGTTGATATTTCAAAATTATTATACGTTTCAGTAGATACGGTTGAAGGTATCTTTGAAGCTTGTGAAACTATCATTGAAAAAATTAGAACTTCTGATAAGAATAGATTGGTTACTATCGTAGTAGACTCGGTAGCAGCAGCATCTACAAAGAAAGAATTGGAGGCTGATTATGATAAGGATGGTTACGCTACTGATAAAGCAATCATCATCTCAAAAGCAATGCGTAAGATTACGAATATGATTGGTAGACAAAACATTTGTTTAGTATTTACTAACCAACTTCGTCAAAAAATGAACGCAATGGCATTTAGTGACCCTTGGACAACATCCGGTGGTAAAGCATTAGCATTCCATGCTTCTGTTAGATTACGTTTGAAATCTATGGGACAGTTAAAAGTGGGTGATAGAATTGTTGGTATTAAAGTTAGAGCACAAGTTGTTAAAAATAGATTAGGACCACCATTGAGACACGCAGATTTCAGTATCTTCTTTGATAGAGGTATTGATAACTTCGGTAGTTGGTTGAGTGTAATGAAAGATAATAAATTGGTAAAGCAAGCAGGTGCTTGGTATGAATATATCGACACTGATACCGGTGAGGTTCTAAAATTCCAATCAAAAGATTTCGCACAAATATTAACAAACGAAGAACTAAAAGACCAAATATATCGTAGGATATGTGAGGTTTGTATTTTACAATATAAAAATTCCGCTTCAGAGGAAGTTGATGAAACAACGGATGTAGCAAATGAGTCAGATTAATAAGAAGTATTTAGATATACTAAAACAAATAGATGAAGAACATAAAAGTTTTGGAAATTTACATAGAAATTCTAAAACATTAGTTATTGATGGTCTTAATACCTTCATTCGTTCTTGGTCAACAGCACCAAATCTTTCAGATAATGGTGACCATATTGGAGGCATAGTCGGTACTTTAAAAAGTATCGGCTACGCTATCCGTTTAATTAACCCTACCAGAGTTATTCTTACTTTCGATGGTAAAGGTGGGGCAAAAAGCAGACAAAACATTTACGCAGGATATAAGGCGGATAGAGCTAAAAACAAAATCCGCCTTAATCGTGCTATCACTGGTGGAGATATGAATCCGGAGGATGAACAAATCTCAATGCGTAGACAGATGGTAGCATTGGCAGAACTCCTAACACATTTACCTGTAACCATTATGTTATATGATGGCATTGAGGCAGATGATGTTATGGGTTATATTGCTACTCAACTTCGACAAGAAGGTGAAAAAGTAGTCCTAATGTCATCCGATAAAGATTTCTTACAATTAGTAAATAAAGATGTGAGTGTATATTCACCATCTAAAAAGAAAGTTTATAACATAGAAGAAGTATTAGAAGAATTTGGTATTCATCCACACAATTTTATCAATTTCAGAATGATTGATGGTGATAAATCGGATAGTATAGAAGGTGTAAATGGTTTAGGTATTAAATCAATTATTAAAGCATTTCCAATTCTTGCAGAAGAAACTTATCATACAACCGAAAGTATGTTGGAATATGTTAATGGATTGAATAAAAAAGTAAAAGCACATGAATTGTTTGAAAGTAATTTGGCAATTTGCGAAAGAAATCGTAGATTGATGCAGTTATCCGAACCAGAATTTAGTGGTAATCTTCGTATGAAAATTATGGGTAGATATGATGAACCAACCCCTAAATTTGATAAGCAAGGCTTTTTAAAAGCAGGTTTAAGACATGGTGTTATAGATGCGTTTAAAGATATTAACGATTGGTTACAATCAACATTTGGACATATTTCAAAATTTTAAAAATAAGTTATGGCAGACAAATTAGCAAAACCATTAGGAGATAGAGTTCTCCTTACAGAATTAGACAAATCAACCGAAACAACGGTGGGTGGTATTATTATACCGGATACTGTTAGGCAGGAAGATGTAAAAAGAGCAAAAGTAGAAGCGGTTGGTGATGGATTATTTACACAAGCGGGTATTCCAATTCCAATGAGTTTAAAAGTAGGTGATGAGGTTATTCTACCTGGATATCATCAAGGACAAGAAATTAAGATTGCTGGACACAAATATATCTTAATTAGAGAATCGGAAATTTTAATGGTAATTAGATAAAAAATAAAAACTATGAAGTGTATTAAAAACAACAAAACAGGCGATATCCAAAGAGTTACGGATAAAGAAGCTTACAATATGGTAGGTAACACATGGAGTTATGTATCTAAATCAGAATGGAAAATGGTTACAAGAAAACCAAAAAAGGAAGAAGTGGTGGTAGAATCTACGGAAGTAGTAGAACCAATTAAGTCAAAGAAACAATTAAGAAAAGAAAAAGTTAAAGCATAATGGAAGCAGTAGATACATTGGTAAAATATGGTCAATCGTATCAATCTAAAGTAGTTGCTTCACTTATCACAGATGTTAAGTTTTTAGAGCAGGTAAATGAAATTACCAAACCTAACTTTTTTGAATCTCAAGCAAATCAATGGATTGTAAAGGAAACACAAACTTATTTTGATAAGTATCGTGGAGTTCCGACCATGGAGGTTTTTAAAATCAAAGTGGGAGAAATTGAGGATAAAGTTCTCAAACAAACAGTCATTGAACAATTAAAGACGGTATATCAACAAATTGGTGCAGAAGATTTACCTTATGTTAAAAATGAATATCTTACTTTTTCAAAAAACCAAAAAGTTAAAGATGCTCTATTAAAATCAGTTGACCTCCTTAAAACAGGACAATATGATAAAATCATAGATACAATGACTGCTGCATCTAAAGTAGGTGTAGAAAACGATTTGGGATTGGATTTTATTGATGATTTTGAAAATATATTGGATGATGTTAAAAGAGATTCAGTATCGACAGGATGGGATGTAATTGATGAATTGATGGATGGTGGTTTAGGACCAGGTGAATTAGGTGTGGTAATGGCTCCATCTGGTATCGGTAAAAGTTGGTTTCTATCTAAAATTGCATGTGCGGCATTACAAAGAGGTGTAAATGTGTTACACTATACTTTGGAATTATCCGAAAACTATGTAGGACAAAGATACATTACAATTCTTACTAATATTGCAACTGCGGACCAAAAATTAAGAAAAGATGATATTGTTCGTAAAGTAAAGCAAACTCCAGGTAGAGTAAAGATTAAATATTACCCACCACAATTTGCATCATCAAAAACCCTTTCAGCACACATTGATAAAGTAAGAGCAAGTGGTTTCAATCCACAATTAATCATTATAGATTATGCCGATTTATTAAAGAGTGGTAATAGAGCAAGTGATGGTTTATACGCAGAATTGGGTGGTATTTATGAAGAATTGAGAGGATTGAGTGGTGAAACTAAAATACCAATTTGGACAGCAACACAAACGAATAGAGCAGCAATAGACCACGAAGTTATTCAAGCTGATAGTGTGGGTGACTCGTATAAGAAAGTTCAAACCGCAGATTTCATTATGAGTGTGAGTAGAAAGACCAAAGATAAATTATCTAACACAGGCCGTATTCACATTGTAAAGAATAGATTTGGACCAGATGGTATGACATTCCCTGCAAAGATAGATACATTTCATGGTGTTATGGATGTATTTGCGGCAACTTCGGTAGATGGTATGGCGGCTACAAAGGAGAGTAAGAACGGAGAAAATTTAGAAAAGAAACTTCTACATAAAAAATATGTAGAAAACATGGGTTGATAAGTATATAAAAACTAAAAAAACAGAAGAAAAATATTTTTCAAAAAACTCTAAAATTTACTAAAGAAAATGGGGGTCTAGTCCACTACACCCTATATATATCTTTACATTTTCTGGTTTTTCGGAAAAAAATTATTCATTCAAAAAAATAAAAAAATTTACAAAAGATGGACATTTCACAAAGGATTTTATCGGACATTACGGTCTATATGAAGTATGCAAAATACAGACCTGAATTAAATAGAAGAGAGACATGGGAAGAATTGGTTACCCGTAATATGGAAATGCATATTAAAAAATATCCAAAATTAGAAGAAGAAATTAGAGAAAACTATAAATTCGTGTACGATAAAAAGGTTTTACCATCAATGCGTTCAATGCAATTCGCAGGTAAACCAATTGAAATAAGTCCAAATAGAATTTACAATTGTGCATTCGCACCAATTGATGATTATAGAGTATTTGCAGAAATTATGTTTCTTTTATTAGGTGGTACGGGTGTAGGGTATTCAGTACAAAAACATCATGTTGACCAATTACCAGAAATCAGAAAACCAAATGCAGATAAGACAAGAAGATTTCTTATTGGTGATTCTATTGAAGGATGGGCAGATGCAATTTCAGTTTTAGTGAAAGCATATTTCTTTGGTGGTAGTAAGCCAGTATTTGATTTCAGAGATATTCGTGCTAAAGGTGCAAGATTGGTTACATCGGGTGGTAAAGCTCCAGGACCTCAACCCCTAAAAGAATGTTTAATCAAATTGGAAGGAATATTAGATGCAAAACAAGATGGTGATAAATTAACACCAATTGAAGTGCATGATATGGTTTGTCATATTGCAGATGCGGTATTAGCAGGTGGAATTCGTAGAGCAGCTTTAATTTGTTTATTTTCTGCAACTGATGAAGATATGATTAGTTGTAAAAGTGGAGCTTGGTGGGAACAAAACCCACAAAGAGGTAGAGCAAATAACTCCGCAGTCTTAATGAGACATAAAATTACAAAAGAATATTTTTTAGAACTTTGGAAAAGAATTGAAGCAAGTGGAGCAGGTGAACCTGGTATCTACTTATCAAACGATAAAGATTGGGGAACTAATCCATGTTGTGAGATTGCATTAAGACCTTTCCAATTCTGTAATTTATGTGAAGTAAATGTAAGTGATGTAGTTGACCAGGATGATTTAAATGCAAGAGTAAAAGCAGCATCATTCATCGGAACATTACAAGCGGGTTATACCGATTTCCATTACTTAAGACCAATTTGGCAAAGAACAACTGAAAAGGATGCCCTAATTGGAGTATCTATGACAGGTATTGGTAGTGGTGCAGTATTGAAATTGAATATGAAAGAAGCATCAAAAGTTGTAAAAGAAGAAAACAAAAGAGTCGCAGATATCATTGGTGTAAACCATTCAGCAAGAACAACGACTGTAAAACCTGCAGGAACAACATCATTAACTTTAGGAACATCTTCTGGTATTCACGCTTGGCATAACGATTACTATATTCGTAGAGTAAGAGTAGGTAAGAACGAAAGTATCTATCAATATCTTATGTTAAATCATCCAGAGTTAGTAGAAGATGAATACTTTAGACCACATGATACAGCAGTAATTGGTATTCCACAAAAAGCACCAGCAGATGCAATTTTCCGTACTGAATCACCAATTCAATTATTAGAAAGAGTTAAGAAAGTACATAGTGAGTGGATTAAACCAGGACATAGAAGTGGTAATAATACACACAATGTATCTGCAACCGTTTCTATCAGAGAGCATGAGTGGAAAGCAGTTGGTGAATGGATGTGGGAAAATAAAGAATATTATAATGGACTTTCTGTATTACCTTATGATGGTGGAAGTTATATTCAAGCACCATTTG